TCACAACAATGTGTATAATTAATAGCTTTTTTAAAGTCATCTATCATACTTTGTACAGTAGCTTCACGCATTACTCTACCAGTTATATCTTTTACTGCAAACATCATTGCATCTCTAATTAAGTTTCTTTCTTGTTCTGTCATTTCTATTATCTTTAGTTATTTAACACGCTACTAATCATACACTTTCACGTTACCTATTAGATGCGTTCAAACAACTAAAACAACAATAATGTTTTCCAAGTTGGACATCGACTCCGCACTCCATACATTCGCTCTTTTCCTCTAAAGAATCTAAATGCTCGTTTAATTCGTGATCAACTATACACATAACTTATTTTTTTCTAGGTAATTAATTTCTCTCTCCAGGCAAACAATCGCCTTTTCTAAATCCTCAATCTCTGTGTCTTGTTTTTTTACTCCCGCCCTTACAATGTATTTAACGGCGTTTCCTCTAGCAAAGGACAAATTGTAATCGTTTGCAATATCTATAACGTCATAGTTGGCGCCATTGTCGTAGTGTTTTGGTGTCTTGCTCATTATACGTTAAAAATTAATCCGGTTAATAATCTGACGATGAAATAGCTAGGCGCTAAAATCAATACTAATGTTTGTAGTTTTTTCATTTTGTTTTTGTTTAAATTGTTATTTTTTTAACCTAATCATTTCATTCAAAAAAGGACACTTCTTTCTCAATGCTTCTGCATTATTCCAATTTTCTAAAGCATCTGCTTTAAATATTACTATTAATCTAGCTAAAGCTCCTCTATTTTCCTCATCTAAATTAAAAGTATTTTTACCTTTACAATCTAAATAATCTTCTTTAGCACTTCTTGCAGCTTTCATTAGCTTCTCATACTTTCTAAAAATACTCATTCTTCTTGAATTTTCTTTATCTTGCTTTGTGTAATTTGGAAGTTGTAATTTAGGTTTCATAATATTTGTTTTGTTTGGCTAAATTAAAAAAAATTATTTAATTAAAAAAATATTTTTAGTTTTTAACGCAAAAAAAAGACCTAGAAATTAATCTAGGCCCTTTAAAATATATTATTTTAGTTATTATGGAGTCTCTAAAGCTGCGATTGCAGTAGCAAAAGATCCATTAACAAACGCATTTGGTAAGTAGTTAGTTAAAGCAACTCTTTCGCTTACTCTAACAGTTACAAAACCATCTCTTACGTTAGTTCCATCCTCTCTAAAGAACTCAACATTAACACCTTGTCTAACCCATAACTGAGTACCAACACCAAAGTTTCCAATTAAGAAAGTTCCGGCAGCGATAGCAGTATTTTGAATTACTTTAACACCTGAAAAAGAAGGTTGCAATCCGTTATAAACTTGGTCTTTCAAGTATTTGTTAGTTGAATCTTTTAACAATAAGATTTTGTTAAAGTCAGTAGGATTTAACATAATACAGTCAGCGCTATAATTCAATAATGATAATTGATTTAATGCAGCAACGATAACGTCAAACTCATTTGCAGACTCAACAGACTGATAAAATGCACCACTCGCAGAAGTATCAAAGTCAGCCGCATCAGTAATGATTCCGCTTAAATTAGCACCGCTTCCACTTCCGTTTAATATTTGGGCATCTTCAACCTCTAAAAGTTTCTCAGGCGCTCTTGCAGAAAGGTACGACGTTAATTGTGGCGTATCAGCTAACATTTCCTCAGAAATACGGAAGTAAGTTCCGATTTTTCTTACGTTAGCATCAGCCGCAGTCATATCAAAGTCAGACTGTCCTAAAGTTGCACCTTCAGCAGTTGCAGCAGCGCCATTAGAATATCCTGATTCTTTTACATATCTTACAACATCAGATTGAGTTGATCCGGTAGCAAGTAATTGTCTTACGTGGACTGGTCTTGTAGGATCAAATTTATAACCTGGTACTCTGTCCGCCGGAATTACCTCTCCAGTAAAATCAGCGCCAATAGTCATATCTGCTTTTAATTCAAATGATGCGCTTCTAGAATTACCTTTTGCAATTCCTTCTACCGCTCCATTATCCAACGCCTCTTGTAAAGCACTTTTAAAAGTTACTTTCTTTTGGCTATTGAATTGTTTTTTGTTTGCTACTTCCATAGCGTCTAAACGCTCGTTTAATTTAGTAGCCATTCCGCTAACTTCTGATTTTACAATCTCGTTAGCTTTTTCTACGACATTGTTTACAACGTCTGAATTAGATTTTTCAATCTTTGCGTCAATAGACTTGCTTATTCCGTCTAATTGACCTTTTAGTTCTTCGTTCATTTTTTATGAATTTAATGAATTTAATAAATAATTATACACTTCGGAATCATTGCTTTTTACTTCAACATTCGGCGAAGTGATAATTTCTGTCGGCTTCGTGAACTCAATAAATAATGATTTTAATTTTAATACTTCTGCCTCAATAGCGTAACCCATTTCGTCTGAAATGTCGCCTTTGCGCAATAGTTTAGAAAGGCTATCGTATCGCTTAGAAACTTTTTCTAAATCGACGTTTCCTTTTACATCTAATATTTTAGCTTGGTCATTAGCTGCCAATGTAACGGCGCTAATTTCATATAGTTTAACCTCGTTGATTTCCCTATAATCTCCCTTGTTTTGCTTTTGGATTGGTAATATACCGACACTATTTTCGGTTATTACTCCGCTTTTCATTAGTTCAACAACATCTTTTCCTAGTTGCGTTTTAGCAATCTCTGCAACAAAAACTAAACCTTTGTCATCCTCATAAAGTTCGGTCATTTTACCGATTGGCTGATTCATATCGTGTTGATATAAATATTTAACCCTAGAGCCATTCTCGGCGATTGTCTTTTTGTAAGCGCCTTTCATAATTATATCAGAATCAGAATCTTTGTTTCCAAAAAATGATCCGTAACCTTTTATGATTCCGGCTTTTTCGTCCGCATCAATTAACTCTCCAACTGGAGCCGCTTTATAAAGAATTGTGTTCATATAGAAAAATTTTTGTAAATATACGATTTTTAAATTTTTTGATTTGTACCAAATGAAACGCCAAAACCAATGTCAGTAATTTCTCCGGTCGCTTGTGCGGTTTCTTTAGGAAAATAGGCGATTGAACAACGACAATTAATTACTTCTTTAGCCGATCCTCTAGGATCGCCAGGGTACATCATTAAGCTATCGCCAACAGTAAAAAAATCAGTTTGATTTACAACAACACCATTTACGGCCCTATGTGTTGGCCTTGTTCTTTCGTCTGTCGCAGAAATCCATTCTTTTTGTAAATCTTCCGCCGGAAATATTGTGTTTGCAGATTTTAAAGTTGCAAAGTTTGCAGCACTTGTCGCCTCTGTTCTAACTAATCGCTCCGCTTGAAACGCCGAATACTTATTGAATTGGCTTCTTAAAATCCTAGTCTTTTCGGCAATACCTAAATTTTGAAAGTCTAAATCAGTCATTAAATTTTGCGTAACTTTTACAAGTGTTGCCTTTGCCGTTCCACTTACTAAAGTAACCCTTTCAGCACCTACGGCAGAGCCATAAGACGCAAAAGAATTTTGCCATTCATCAACGTATTGATTCGGATTAACTCCCTTTTTTATGTATTTATCAAAATTTCTTGCATACCATTTAGCAAATTGTAAACCAATATCAGAATATAAATCACGATAAATTTTAAGTAATTCGCTTGTACTAAATAAAAGTTGAAAAGATGTTTGGCCACTAGACAAAAAAGATTCTGTTCCTTTATAGTATTGGTTTTTATAGTATCGCCTTACTTTAGAGGATTGCCTTTTTTCGGCCTTGTCTAATTCCTTTTCAAAAGCCTTTTGCCATTTATCTTTGTCTAACCTCAATTAGTCGTCTTTTAATTTGTTTACTTCTCTAATTGCCCAATCAACCCCGGCAGTTCCACCCCATAAGTTCCAGGCAACGTAGCCGTTGTCCTTCCAAGGCTCTCCCTTATATTTAGGATCTATCTTTGCGTTATCTCTGTGGCGATTAAATTGCGCCATTCTTTTAACAACATCCAATGAAATGTTTTCTCTGTTTGCAAGTTGCGATGCTCTACGCCAACCAACCTCAGTTCCGGCAGTAACAACATCACGACCATATTTTTCTCGCCATTCAATCATCCTTTTGGCGTTGTTAGTTGCAGATTGAGGATAATTATTATACGTTTCGGCCTTAATTATTTCGTTTTTTTTTTGACTTAAAAACTTGTTTACGTCTACATCTATTGACTCAATAGGTAAATCAATATCGCTTGGATTTGTTGGAATTAAATTAGCCGGAATAAAATAATCGTCTAATTGAGTATTATCCTCATCTTTTCCGTAATTCATTGCAGAACGCTTTTCATTTGGCGTAATCCACCACGCTTTAGATAGTTGATCAACCACCTTTTCAGTTTCCTCTTGCATTTCAGGAATTACAGAAAAATCAAACTCAATACAAAGTTTGTCGCCATATTTAGGCGCTAACCATCTATTTAATTCGTCTTTAATTTTAATAAGTTCCGGGATAACTGCGTTTTGATACAATGCCTTTTTAAACTCTTTCATATTGTTATATGAAGATGAATCAGTATTGTTTAGTAATTGCACCGGTACATTGTAAATATTACATAAATCTTTTACTGAGGCGTTGTATTGTGCTATCAAAGAAATATCAGACGCATTTAGTCCAAAATTAACCCAAGACATTTTATTTGGAGTTATTATAATATCTCCGGCATTGTCCGATCCTTGGTGCTGACGTTTAAATTTATCTTTTAATTGTTGCGCTTGTACCTCGTTAATATCGCCCATCTCAGAAGTTAATAAACCTCTTGCAGTTTGGTTTTGTAAATATTTTACTCCCGTTTGTACCGCTTCGTTATTGGTTGTTAAAGAACGCAAACCCGCTCTCAATGGCGATTGTCCGTACAAATGTGATCCAGTACCATCATAGTAAGGATTGAAGTCTTTAATGTGGCAGATTTCAGATGCGTCAATAAATTTTGTTCCGTTATATTCTAATTTATATTTAGATACTGGCTCCATTATACCATTTGATATAATCTCCATCACTTGCGAAGGCATAACATACAACTCAGTAAATTTGCCAACATTTGCTCCAGTATCAGGGCCAATTCCGTAAATGTATCTATTCCCGGTTAATTTACCAAAAGCAATCAATTCAGTTATCCAGGCGTTGTAAGATTGTGCCGGATTTGGGCGCTCTAATATTTTATGTAATTCAGTATCTTGTAACTCAACCAATGCGTTTTTTTGCAATAAAGACGCCTTTTGTATAGACGCTGCATCCATCATTCCCGAAGTTAAAGCCTTATATCTTTTATAATCGTTTTCATTTGTCTTTTCATAAATTTGAAACGGAATTGTTGTTGCCGCCTTTGTAATTAAATTTATCAAAGAGTATATTGTTGCGTTTTTTTGATACCCTTGCGTAATATAAGAATCATCATTTTCTTTATTCCAATGAACAGAATTACCTAGCCAGTTATAAATGGCTCTGTTATATTGTTCGTTTGTGTTTTGATTTTTTTTTGAAAATTTAAATCTGTCAAGGAAAGATGCCATATTTTAAAGTAATATAAAATTTTCGTAAAAATACAAAATTTAAAATTGTTTTTAAACTACAAAAAAGTTGTTAATTAAATTCCTTTCAATAGCGTATGATGTTACGTCAATATGCTCATCGTGTTTAGCGTTTGGAAACGTGCTAACTTGTTGTAAAAACGCATCATTCCAATTATCTTTAACTAGAAAAACTCTACCGCCTTCAATAAATGGCGAGGATGCTCTCGCACGTTCGATTTTAGAGTACCTGACAAAGTTTGTTTTTATTTCTGATACATTGTATCTAGTTTCACGCCTTAGTAGCTGCACAAGCGATTTTCCGGATGCTTTAGGCTCGACTAATATTTGCGATATTGGAACGCCACAAGATTGCACAAAAGAAGTAACAAAGTTTTTTAGTTCAGGCATTTCCAAGTACTTGTCAATGCTTTTAAATATGTAAAGATTGTCGCCACTTTTACCGCTTATTTGTATTCCCGTCGGATCGTTTCTTGTGTCTTTGGTATAAGCGCCATCAATGTACATTTCAAAAGATATATCGCTCGGTAACTCGGCTCTGTGTATAATATTAAACCAATCTTTTCGCCACTCTCCACCTTCAGGAGGCGACGGGATTTGTAAATACTGACCACTAAAAGTATATCTATCGGCTTGGCGTATTGCTTCAAGTTCCTCAAAAGAATGTTTTTCGGGCCATAACGCTTTGTTATCGTCATCTAATGCTGATAACTTTAAATGATGCCATTGCTCTCCACTACCGCCATCTAATAAATAACCGCTCAAATCTTCCTCGTGTAGTCTTTGCATAATAACAATAATAGGAACGTCTCTATCATTAACCCTTGACCGAATAGTTGTATTGTATCGATTGTTTATAAACGACCGCCTAACATCAGACAAAGCGTCATCAGGTTTCAATGGATCATCAATTATAATTGCTCCACCAGTACCCGCACCAAAACCCGTAATTGCACCCCCTGAAGATGTTGCATAAACTCCACCGCCTTGCGTTGTGTACCATTTTTTTTGTGATTGTGAATCCTTTTTAAGTTGTAAATTCCAAATACTTTGGTAAGCGTCTGAATTAATATATTCTTTTGTCATTGAGCTATTATCAAGCGCCAACGAATCAGAATAAGATAAATGAATAAACTTTGCCATTGGATTTTTAGCAAGTGTCCAGGCAATAAACATTTTAACGGCTATTTCAGTTTTACCATACCTTGGAGGTATATTAATTATAAGGCGCTTTATTTCGCCGTTATGTACTTTATGTAATGTGTTGGCTAATGTTTTATGAAACTCTGCTACTTCGAATTTATTTCCGGTATTCTCTTTGAAAATATAACGAGTAAAAAACAAAAGCGAATCCTCACATTTTTGTTTAATTATTTCGTTAATATTCATCGTTTAGAATGTCGTCAATTTTTTTTCTTGCTTCGTTTGATAATTTGCTCGTGCTAACCTCTGCGGTCATCTCTACCTCTTTACGTTCTACATAACCACGTTTTTTGCCTTTGGTTTTTAAATAGAATATTGTTGCAGTTGTGTTTCCGTCTTGTATTTGCTTATGCAGTTGCGTTTCAGCAAAGTCTAAAGTTAAGTTTTGCAATTCATCAACAGACGCTTTAAAATCCTGGTCATTGTTGTAATACTTATAAAAGGTTGATCTATTACATTTAACTATTTTACAAGCACTTGTGACTACTCCAAGTGATTTTTCTAATGCGTCTAAAAGATTATTTTTTAATATGTCGGTTTTTGTTGCCATAACGCAAAGTTAAAAAAATATAAATACATAAGAATTTAATTAAAAATTAAAAAACTAAACCCCACATTAAAACGTGATGCAACAGTTAATAAAACACATTAAAACGTGTTTTTATCTTAGTGTTGGGTTTAATGCTAAACTGTAATTTTCAAATAATCAAGTATATCCTCTTTTGTTGGCTCTGTAATTTTGTCTGGATTTGTAAAAGGCTCTAATATGTAGTAAAAATTAAAATCATCGTACATTTCTAAATCCCAAGAAGCAATAGGTTTTTTTTGATTTTTGTCTAAATACAAATAACATCTATCTTTACCTTTAACTAAAACTGCTTCAAATTTATTACCTGTTTCTTTTACTTTGTATTTGTATGTTTTTTTTGTTTCCATTTTATTTAATTTTGTCTGTTAATAACCCGTACTAAACCCAACAACGTATATAATCAATGCTTTGTTAGGTTTATATTTTCATTTTATTGCTTTTCTGCAATTATAGTTTTTCATATTTTCAATTAGTCCTTGTTGTCGCACTAATCATATACGGTACAGTTGTACGAAATAAAAATTACTTGCGTTCTCGCTTTAATATTTC